AGGGAGAACTTTACAGATTCAATGAGGCTGAGTACTCAAAGTTTCTACTGGATGAGGGACGAATAAACAAACCGTACGAGGTAGGAACATCGTACCCGAACTTGGTGCTCGTACTCGGGAGAAGGTCGGGGAAGTGTGTGGCAGAGGGAACCTATGTAAACACAGGCGGCGGTTTCAGGGAGATACAGGATCTGGGTGATCCTAACGGGCCTGAATACCAACCGTTGAAAGTGACTGTAGCCCAGGAGGGTACCCGACAGGCTGTCTCGGCTTTTTTCTACAACGGAGGAGAGAGAGATACTATCAGGATCCGTACCTGGAACGGCTATGAGATTGAAGGTACTCCAAACCATAGAGTTAAGGTAATGGGTACGGACGGAGTTATTCAGTGGAGATATTTGGGTGACATAAAGACGGGGGAGATACTTGGTGTCCACCGTAGGACAGATATGTGGCCTGGGGCTCTGTTCGATACTTCTGAGTACAAAAAAGATGTAGGTGGAAGAAAAGATATAATTTTGCCAGATAGTTTTGATGATAAATGGGCTACGTTGCTGGGAGTTCTGGTAGGGGACGGCACGTGGGGGGAGAGAGGGTATATAGCGGTTACCGTAGGTCATTACGCTGAGTGGCTGAGCCAGGTGTGTACTATTTTCACGGACACTGTAGGTGAGCCTGCAGTGATGTACCAGAAGACCAGAGATATTTATAGGGTAGCTTTTTACTCTACTGCTGTACGGGAGTTTTTTAACCGTATAGGGTATACACTAAAAGCAAAGAGTGATGAGAAACGGATACCGTGGATTATCTGGCGCTCTCCTAAACCAGTGGTGGCAGCTTTCTTGAGAGGGCTGTTTGAAACAGACGGTTGTGCAGAAGCAAAAGGCAGAGTAATATCTTTCTCTACCGCTAGCAAAAAGTTAGCCCAAGAGTTACAGTTGTTGCTGCTGAGCTTTGGTATAGTGAGCCGGGTAAAACCGAGACTGAACAAAAAGTTTAATAAGACATACTATCATATGACTTTGATAGGGGCTGAGTCGGCCCGCTTGTTCTATAAAAATATCGGATTTATCAGTAACAGAAAGCAGAGTATTTTAAAAGGTTATTTTGAACTAGGATACACACAGAACAAGAGCGCTACAGAGTCTATACCTTACCAGAAAGATTGGTGCAATAGATTATTGAGTACGGTACAGAAGAACAGCAAAGTCTGTAGAACTGGGTACCATGGCTTGCTTCGGTTAGCATTGGGTAACGTGATTAAAAACTCAGGAGAGAATCTGTCATATCCCAGGATAAAAGAGGCTGTTTCTTTAGCTAAAACGTCCGGGGCGGACCCTGTATACATAGAGCATTTCGAATCTATAATAGAGTCAAACTATTTTTTTGATGAGATAGTAGATGTATCTGCGGGTAGATCGAAGGTGTACGACTTGAATGTGCCGGACGGGGAGTCTTTCGTAGCAAACGGCGTGGTAAATCATAACACAACAATTACGTCAAGCATTATAGCCTACGAAGCGTATAAATTACTCAATAAATATTGCCCTCAGGAATACTATGGTATCATGCCTGAGCAGGACATACGCGTCACGTGTCTATCCACGAGTAGAGAGACCGCCAGCGAACTATTTAATATGGTCACTGGACATATAGAGCGCTCGGAGTTTTTCAGAAAGTATCGTAACAAACCCACGGCGCAGTGGATTTATTTGAGGACTCAGAGAGATATAGATAAGTACGGGCTCAAAGGACGATCATCCCTATCTATCCGTGTAGCTCCGTGTAGTGCTAAAGGTACCCGCGGATCTAACAACATGATCGTGGTACTGGACGAGATGGCGTTCTTTTTCGCTGACGAGAAGAACAAAGACGCGGAGTCTAACAAGGACAAAAACGACAAGGCTATTTATAAAGCCGTGACTCCGTCTGTAGCTAAATTCAAGAGAAAAGATGGTACACCAGACGGTAAGGTGATCTGTATCTCGTCTCCTGGAGCTAAGAGCGGAAAGTTCTATGAGGAGTTTGAGAGATCGTTCGAGCCCGATAATGATCTATTCATGATGCAAGCCCCTACATGGGAGATCGACTCCAGTATAGCTACACAGTATCTGAAGAATAAGTTTAGAGAGAATCCGATTTCTTTCAAGTCTGAGTTTGGAGCGCAGTTCAGTGATAGAATGTTCGGGTGGATCGATGACGCGTCTATCGTACGTCAGAATATCATAGCGAATCTGAAATACAAAGAAAGAAGCTCTCTACGAGTACCTCATTTCATGGGGATCGACGTGGGACTCAAAAACGACGGTACCGCGGTGACTATAGGGCACTGGGTAGAGGATGTCGTGAACGGACTCAAGGTGGACAGACTCGAGGTAGATCAGTCTATCGTGAGGAGCGCAGAGTCTGAGGGCAAAGATTACTTTGTGCCTGATGAGATGGCTGACTGGATGGCTACGTTCTGTGATAAGTTCTATGTACAAAAAGCCCTGATGGACCAATACTATGGCATGACTCTCGTGCCATACCTGCACAAGAAGGGCTATAAGCAGTTTGAGTTTAGACAGTTCAATGATCAGCTCAACTCAGCCGTGTATCAAGTGCTGATGACGGATTTCATATCCAGTGCAATCAGGCTCCCGGCAGGAGAGGTCAGACAGCTCGAAGGTAGTAGGGTAAATGACTCCGACCTGGTGACAGAGCTCCTGACTCTGCAGGCGGAGCAGAAATCGAAATACATGATCAAGGTGTCTGCCCCCGATAGAAAAGGGGAGCATGATGACCTCAGTGATAGTCTCGCTCGTATGGTGTTTCTAGCCCACGAGCACAAGAGTAAATCGTACTCGACTATGGTGGCTGGTGGAGCCGCTACGTCCCTGGTGCATGCGGCGAGGATGATACGACGGTCTGAGATGATGAAAGTGAGCCTGAACAGGCCTACCTCGGGTAGGGCTGGTATGATGGGTGGTAGGCTGGGTGGGAGGATGAGTGGGCGTATGAACATGGGAATGTCAGCGCTCGGTGGTCGATTCAGATAGTCAGATAGAAGGATGACACACAATGGCAGCACGCAAAGGTAACTACTCGAATATAATCGTTTACGATGAACGTAGACGTTACTACTACATGTCTCCTCAGAAGAATAAACCGTTTCTCGATGACGAGATCCGGGACATGGGTATCGGTCTGCTCGACCAGGTACGCCGTGCTGTCCAGAATATCTACGGAGACGTAGCTGCACCCTATACAGAGTACTCCTCGGGAGCTCAGTCTACTACAGACTCGTTCAGAGTACGCCAGGCTACAGATAATGACCGGAATTTTACGGTCACTGGTGGGTCCAGCCTCGACCGTCCCGCGGTGCTGTTCGCTAAAGGGTACTATATCTTTTTGACGGGTGACCTGGAGTATAAGTATCAACAGTATCCCAGTGACACTATCGATATCCAGACGCAGTCAGATAAATCCCTGACACTCTCACCTATCCCTGCTCTCACTACTCCGAATGTGGACCGGATAGATGTCGTGTACGTGGATCTACATTTTGAAGAGGTCACTGCGGTATCTGGTACGGATGCAGATGTGTACCGGGACACGGGTCTGAAGAATCCAGTAGTAGGTACTGAGACTGCTAATAGATTACGTGCTGTGATTGATATCAAGGTTAAAGAGGGTTGGACCTCTACAGTCACCAAAGACATATTCGATGACGTATTCTTTTTGGGTGCTACACCCAGCAGTGACTATGATCCCACTGACAACCACTACAAGATCCCGATCGCGATAATTTATAGGGATGCATTCAGCAACCTCATAAACGATAGCCAGATCGTAGATCTACTCGCGCTATACAATAAGCGTGCGTTTGGTCTGGGAGAGCTCTCCTATAGAGTTAGGAATGGTGGATACACAGAAACTGGTGTATATGAGCTGAGTCTATCTGGGTTCACTCCTCAACATCCTGCTGCTGTGTACGATGAGGGCGCGTTCGCGACAGGACTCAATCAGGGTTTAGGTACCGAGGCTCTGAACACGAACTCCGTGACTCCTCGTATCCTGGACAACAACGGCAGATTTTTCATGCGTGGGCTCATGGTGGGGCATGACACGGGTCTCATAGCGTATGAGACAGGAGCTGAGGCACTGGGCATAGGAGAGATGATAGTACAGGACCTCTCTGCACGGTCCATCTATGCTGGATATGGTGTGACAGGCATCACAGGGATGCGTGAGTACAAGGATAGCGTGAGTGTAGTCGTACGTGGGGAGACAGGTCGTAGTGGATTCTCTGTCATGAATATGGATGGTGTGACGGGCTCTAAGACGGTGTATGTGAGGTCTGTGCAGGGTGGACAGCAGCAAAACTTTTTTGTGGTGGATTATGCGGGTCGTATCGGTCTCAATACGTTCAGGCCTGGGTGGGATCAGCCTTTGGCGTGGGAGAATACCGATCGGTACAATGATGGTTTGCACGGTGAGACGGGCGTCAACATTGTACAGGAGATTAATGGATCTCTCCGTTTGACGGACCATGTGTTTGCTGATAAAGACATGTATGTGAGTGGGGAGATACACGGTCAGTCTTGGAAGATTCCCGCGGCACTATCAGACCAGAATCCTGCGCTGTTTGGGTTCACGGGGATACATCACGCACAGTTCGCGGGTATCACAGGGTCTATCGCTGCGGTGGTATTCAAGCGTGGTATAGCGGTATCAGGTGAGACGGGTATCACGGCTTATGGTTACACGGGTATGGCAGCTGCGGGTCAGTATGAGTGCTATGACTCCGAAGGTAAGAGGATGTTTACGATCGGTGACCTCGGAGATGATTTCGATCGTACAGTGATGAGTCTGTATGGTACGTCTTTGCGCAAGGCACTTACGTCTGATGTGAGCTTGTTGGATATCCATGACGGTGTGACAGATTTAGGTGAGATACAGGCTGGGGATACGGTGACCTATGATATAGCTCTGGAGGGTGGAGTACATGTCACTGGGAGCGTGACAGTGACTGCGGGCGGTATGGCAGGTGTTGAGGAGGTACGGCAGGACATACTCGCCAACGGAGATTTCCCGGCTGGGTATACCCGTACTGGTTTCGACTACATCTTCTACGAGATTGACGGTACTCCTACGCTCATGCACGATGGAGTGGCGTACGGTGTGCAGATTTTGACAGACCCGCTTGGACATGCTCAGCATGACTATGACATAGCTCACAGTATTACACCGGTATACCCGATGGATGATGGGAAGATAATCCTCAAGGACATGCCTGAGGATCCTATTCATGTGGCGTTGGACGTGGTGTCTTCGTTCACGGTGACACGCCTGTTGTCTTTGCCTGTGAGTATTACGTTCACAGCGGGGTCGTACTACGGTGCTGTGGATTATGGTGGATCGATCACTAACGTGAAGTTCGCGAAGCTGGATCTCGGTGAGGGTGCGGACGGCTGGTTGTTCAACGGTGACGTGTTTTTCAACGGGAACGGTTTGTCCAATAGGGTCACGTTCAGCCCGAACGTGATGTTCCGCAATGACGTGTTCATCTATGGGACCTTGTTCTCTGACCAGCAGTTCTTTAATCTGGCGAACGTGCAGAGTCTGTTTGTGCGCAAGAATGTCAATATCGTAGGGCAGACTGAGATAGCGGGTGGATTGGCTTTGGGTAGCGGTTCGTTGGCTGAGATGAATGACAAGTTGAAAGACACGGTAAATTACTCGGATCTGCTGTTGTACATCAAAGGTATGTTGCTGTCCAGGAGTCTTGAGGTACGTGACGCGGACTCTTCGGTCACTACGCTGGGGACTATCAAGCAGACCAGTGTAAGAGATAGTGCTGTGTCTGCACGTATTGGTGGGCCTTTGACGGACTACGGGATACATTTGGTAGATAATCGTCCTACCTCGTCTCTATTTACAGAGGCGGACCGGTTCACGGAAGTGGTGATAGACGCTTCGGATGGTTTGGGCAATGAGCGTACGGCGAGTTTGCGTATCAAGGGAGACCTGGTCACTGACCGGTATTTCTCAGCGAATTACCTGGGTGCTGGTAACATCCCCGTGTTGGACACGGACTACAAGTTGCAAGTGAACGGGAAAGCGTTGATTAGTGATACGTTGAGAGTGAAGGCGATTGAGTTCACGGGTACGGACGTGCCAGAGGCTCCTCTGAGCATTACGGACCCTTCGAACATTACGGCTTTAGGTAGGGTGTTAGCGGGTGGAGTGGCTGGGGAAGATTATTCTCAGAACAAGAATCCCGGGAATATTCTCAGGACGAAGGAGTTCACGAGTACGCAGAGGGTATTGTTGAGCAACGGGTCTGAGTTGGGCGTACTAGTTTATACAGATCTTTATCAGAATTATTTTATCGAACATATATATAACGGGTATGCTGATCCGTATAATCAGGGTGCCGTTGTGGCTCGTTGGGCGTTTGATAACATAGGTATTTTAGAGAAAGAGTTTGACGCTATCGTGGGGACTGTTGATAGCACTCCAGATACTGTCGACGTGACTGCTATCACGTTGCCTCAGTATCAGCGATACAAGTGTGAACGCATTCGGGTGTGCAGTCTGGGTCAACTCACGATGACGTGGACTGGGTATAGACCTGGATCTGGAGTTGTGGATACAATAGTACCTATCAGTTCAGTAGCTCAGAGCTACAAATTCACGTCTAACTATTTCAGGAATGTAGATGGTGGAGCTACTATTGATTGGATGCCTGGGAGTGCTGTAACCAACTCTGATAATTTTGTAGTGCGGATAGAGGCTAACATTATTAACACGAAGGTATCAGAGTCTGACACTAAAATGCACAGAGTAGATCAGTGTCTACATTTATACATACCTCTATCAAAATGGACTGCAGTGTGCAAGGGTGGTCAGCCTAATACCGCTTATGAATCTATAGCACCGTTTTATCGGTGGGAGGATAGATCTCCTAAACTGAATATCGTAGATTTTTATGACCAAACCAGCGCTGTGTTTGACCAGACGGCTAGTCCGTCTGCCTGGAAAGCAGCAATATATCCCAGGCTCATTAGTCAGAGTAGAACTACGAGCGGCGCAGGGGACAACAAGATTTATACAGGCGTGTGGAGTTTAGATGTGGTATTGTTGCCTGATGGAAGCGAGGAATTGGGTAATTTAACCGGGAAAACGTATATCTCCTATTTCCAGGGATAATAGTAAAAGAATTAAGGGTATAGAGCACTATAGCTCTATACCTTTTTTGTATTACTGTATTCGTAGAGTTTTCTTAAACCCAGCGCCTACGAGCAATCCTGCTACAGATTCGTTCTTGGTTGTCCTACCGTTGATTGTGTACAACATGTTTGATACTTCTGATCGTGTAGTGACATAGTGTACACTTGGTACAGATACCACTGTAGGTATGAGTTGGTCTGTGGTGTTGTTTGCTAGCACGGTTATTTCCGTGGCAGTCAGGGCACGTTTATAAATAGCTATTGCGTCGATGCACCCAGACCAGTTGTCATTTGGTGAAGACGAGCTTACGAACCATGCGCCTACACCGAACCATCCTGCGGATGTGTTCCAGTTCGACATCTGTTTGGATACAAGGGCTGAGTCGTCCATGTACAATACAGCGCTGCCTGCGCTTGTGAGGGAGACGGCCAGGTGTGTCCATGATCGGATCTTTGCCAGTGAGGTTGTTTTGTGCTTGAGGCTATCTGTACCGTTGGTGAATATAAGATAATCAAAGCCACCGGTAGAAAGAGCAAGGAATGAGCACTCTGTTTTATTAGCTTTGTCTCCCCAGGCTACAATCGTTCTGGGTTGGGAAAGAGAAGCGAGTTTTACCCACGCTGAGATAGTCCGGGCGGACGAACCTGTAGGGAAAGAGTCTGCTGGAGTGTAGAGCCCACAAGTTGTGCCAGGGAAAGAATCTGCTCGGTTGGCGACACCCATACGGTCATTTACCCACTTAGGTATGCCCCTTTGGTCAGAGGTGTGCAGTGAATCGAGTTTGTGTCCGTTCCCGCTGGCATCCAGGAGGTTCCCAGTGAGTGGGTAAAAGGCGATCAGCCCATCCACGGGAACCTGCGCCATCAAAATCCCTGCCAGCACCGCGATCATCGCCATCGTCTTCGTCAGTCTACCCATCATCTACCTCCTCTGAGTTTGATGTGCCCGATTCTGTCTGCTCACTACTAATATACTTTTATGGAATGTCGGAATCAAGTACTATTTTTGGTCACTAGTCCGTGTCTATGACAGTTTGGATCAACAGGCTTTTTATTATGAACTCATCTGACATATCACACCCGGTGTTTTTAACATGCCGAGCTTTGATGGTGTCGATGAGCTGTTGGTGCGTTAAAACGGAGAGCTCTGTTACTCGTTTTTTTCTGTAATCTTCATCTATTTCGTGACAGTCAAAATCCGTGTCTATTATAGCCTCAGTGAGGAAAGTCCTGATTACGGATTTGCTTGTGACAGCCTGCCCGATGTCTTTAGAGAATCGAGCCCTGATTGTGTCGACGATCTGTTGTGTAGTCAGGTGGAGAAGCTCTGCTTCCCGTTTTTCTCTGTAAGAAAGATCTTCTTTTTCATTCATAGGTCACCTATTCTACAAGGCTTGTCCGCCTATATCTACAATGAGGTTACTGTCCTCGTCGTAGAATAGTTTTATGCCTAAACTTTTGAGAGTTTTGTGCGTTTTCAGGAGATTCGTAGCATTCTCTGCCTCTGTATCCGAATATTCACTCAGCACTTCTTTCATGTCTATCAAAAAGCTAGCGCTAGACAGCACATCGTTCAAATCAGCCTGTATGTACTCTATAGTTAGCCAGGGCTGACTTTTTGGGCTCTTGTTGCGTATGTTGAACCTGTTTAGATAGCCTCGTATCTCCCTGCGCCATTTGTCCCTGTTTAATGACTGCGGCATAGTCACGTACTTGATAATGTGCTCGAGTAGCGTGATAGTCATATTGGAGAGGGCTGAAAGGGCTTCTTTCCTGTTTCGAGACATAGCCACGATAGTCCGCAGCTCAGACGCGTATTTATCGTGGCCGTCTTTTTTTAGCTGCCTGATAAAGCTTTCGATAGTCCTTGTAACCATTTCTTTCTTCACCATGATAAACATACTCCGGTAGGATTGTGGATATTGACCGTACTATTAATATACCTTTGTATAACGTAAGAATCAAGGCTTTTTTGAAGCAGTTCTTGCTCGGGTCCCTCTCCCCCTCAAAATATCTCCGTAGCTCCCGGTCCACAAACACCATCCATAATAGTCTACTAATAATATCTGATTAACAGGTAATGCTATATCCATATCACATATAACAGGGGGTCTGTATGGTTGCGGTGCCGTCTAAATGGATTGAAAACTCAAAAGTCCTCGACAAGAGCCTCGTAACAGGAAGTGCTTTTGACAGAAGTCAGGACAAGCTAGTGCCCCATTTTATGGGTCTGGATATCGGATTGAAAAATGATGGCACTGCAGTAACTATAGGCCACTGGGTGACAGAGTTCATAAAGGATAATCCAGTAAAGAAGTTAGAGATAGACGTGTCTACAGTACGATACGCGAGAAACGAGAATAGAGCGTTTTTTGAGATAGAAGAGATAGCCGATTGGGTGTGTATGTGGGCTCGCAGATACAACATCCAGTCTGGATTAACAGACCAATACTATGGACTCACAGCTGTGCCAGCTATGAAGAAAAAAGGGTTTAAAAACATCTCTTTCAAGCATTTTACCCAAGCTCTGAATACCGAGATGTTCTCTGTGCTGGACAGCTACCTGAGTAAGGGTCTTTTACGCATGCCTGTGTCAGATTTAACAGAAGAGTTGCAAAATCTAGTGATAGACCCAGCCGCTCGATATGCAGTAGCACCCGTAGGTGGGCACGACGATTTGACGGATAGTTTTGCACGAATGGTCTATACGGCACACATTAGCAGATAACATATCGGGGCCGCTCTGTCATGAACTCCATGGAATATCAATGTAGGCTCGCTGAGTACGACGAGCGCATCTCATTCTACGCGAATAAACAAAAAGAAATCGAGTACGAGAAATCGAGATTCGTACTCGAGGTCCTGAAGAATACCGTAGCGGCGAAAGCCGAGAGCGCACTGCCACCAGGTATAGAAGTCATCAAGAGGCCTTAATACATGCCAGGTGAATTGAATTTTGAGGACGACAAGCAGGAAGCGGGTTATAGGGAAAACCAATATAAAACCCGCGGAGAGAATGGAGACCAAGATCCTATAGACCCAGACTCTCAGTCCTCTTTGCCGAACTCAAAAATGATTATGAATGTCCTGAAACTGGTCCGCTGTCAGGACAAGAACACAATACCTGATTAGAGAGGGCCCACATAACACATGGCAGATCTAAATCAAATTACACGAGACGCTACTACTCTCCGCGGTAAAATCCTGAAAGACCTTGACACTCTCATCAAGATGTACGGGGAGTTTGAGGGGTCCGTGACAGAGCGCTTTAGGGATGAGTACACGAAGAACGCAGGAGCTACCAGCGGCCTCGAAGATTTCTACGCACTCAGTAATTCCGTGAAGAAGAACCATATAGCAGTGAAAAACGCATACGCTCTCCTGAAGAGAATGCGTGCAGTAGATGGGTTTGAGATCACTGAAGAAGAGGTGTTGGATAAAGAGCTGGAAGAGCTCCTGTCAGACGCCCCCAAATAACATATCACATAGCGAGTAGAGAAGAACATGGAAGAACCAAAACGTATGCGAACTACAGTAAGAAAGACAGCTTCGGAGATAGTCCCGGTAAAGAACGGGGATAATGTCCGAGTGTCCAATAAGCTCACTGAAAAAGAGATTGTGGCCAGAAAAATCAGGAAGTACGCTACTACGACGTTCGGGTTTAATACGAGGACCGCGGCAGGTACCGGATATAGCTCCGGCGGGTCGATGGACAGCCAGTTCGGTAACTTCTACTCCCCTCAGCTGTCCACGGACTTCCTGGAAAAACCGCAAAACCAACGTGAACGTAGAGCCTGGTACCGACATTTTTATCACTCCAATGAGTTCGTGGGACAGGCTATCGACCTGCACTCCACGCTCCCTCTCTCGAAACTCCGACTCGAGAAACCGCATGGTGAGAACCAAGAGCAGTGTGAGTATGTGTATGCGTTCTTCACCGAGATGTGCGATGAGATAAAGCTTTTCAAGACCCTACTGGAAATAAGCCACGAGTTCTGGTTACTAGGCTCGTGCACATGCTACTCTGAAGACCATGATCCGTATGAAGTTACAGATGAGGATGGAGAAGAAAAAGTACGGGAAATGAAGCTCAAGGGTAAAGCAGAAGCAGAGAGACTCTACAAAGAGTTTAAGGTCATAGATAAAGACCCTAACTATAAGGGCTTTAGAAAGATTATCATCCTCCCGCCTGATCAGGTGCGTATGAAGAAAATACCCCTGTCAGATGAGAGTATCGTAGAGTTCATCCCGGAGCCAGAGACGAGAAAATCGATCCTGAACTCCCAGGATCCAAGCTATTATGGCACCGGATCAGATGACGTGCAGAGAAAGATACCCCATATACAGGGTAAACTCCTGGAACAGCTAAAACAGAGCGGTAGCATCGCTCTGGACACCGACCCGTATAGCGGGTCCCACGTACATTATCTGTGTCGTAAAAAGTGCCAGTATGAGACCTACGGTGTATCTATCCTCGAGCGCTGCGTAAACACCCTCCTGTATGATGACAAGCTACGTCAGGCTCAGACGTCGATCGCGTCTCGGCATATGACTCCCATGCGTGTAGTGTGGGCTGAGGAGCTGTCTGACACGGACGTAGAGAACCTCCGTGAGCAGGTGGACATGGCTTTGACGGACCCTGATTTCTCGATCGTAGCCAACTACCAGGTAAACTGGCAGGAAATGGGCTCCAACGGTCGTCTGCTGCAGCTCGACAGTGAGCACGAGTACGTAGCGAACTCCCTGTTCGCGGGACTGGGAGTGACCCGGGAGCTACTGACCGGTGAGGGCACGTACGCTGGTAATAGGATCACGCTGGAGGTACTGAACACACAGTACATGCTGTTTAGGGAGCAGCTCCAGGAGTACGTGGAGAATAACCTGTTCAAGCCGGTAGCTAAGAAAAAGGGATTCATTGAGAAGGACAAGTACGGTCGTGAGAAGCTGATTTATCCGAAACTCAGCTTTACTCGTCTGGCTATCAAGGACAATGATGCGTTCTTTGATCAGGCTATGCAGCTCTACAACAAGGGCTCTATCTCGATCGATGTGATCCTGGAGATGCTGAACATAGACCCAGTGTCTACCCGTAAGAAGATAGAGGCCGACCTGTTTACTGTGAACGATTTCGCGTTCAACCAGCTCATGACGAACCTGTATGTCGCTACGGCTACTAAACTGGCTGAGGGGTATAGCTCTGCGGATAAGATGGCTGAGTACCTCAAGCTCGACCCACTCCCTCCGCCTCCGGCGGGTGAGGAGGCAGGTGGAGGTCTGGGAGGGCTCGGCGGTGGAGCGCCGCCTATGGGTAGATTCTCGTCTGTAGGGATGGATAGTAAACGCCAGGCGGCTTTGACTAAGCTCATGACTATGGCTATGAAGAATCCAGAGAAGATGGACAAGATAGCGGCGTTTTTAGCGAAGAAATAGCTATGAATAAATCTATAGCGAGTGTACTGCGCAAGATAGCGCAGATGATAGTGATAGATGAGACTCCAGAGACTGAGGAGGAGATCCTACTCAGGCGTCAGCGGGTGTGTGAGGAGCCTGGGGGTCTTGGGGTATCTATACGTAAGCCGAGGGTACAGGTGCAGAGGGATGAGACGGAGATGACACAGCGACCTAAGCTACGCCCTATGCGTCGCCAGCCTGCTTATCAGAGTGAGTGGAGTGGGGATGGTGGGAAAGAGAAGAGGAATGAGTATCAGGCTGAGTATCGTGCTAACGGCAATGATGTGGGTACTAGATACGTGAAGAAACCAAAAGTGTGAGGAGTTTGTAAAATGCCAAAGCCACCGAGAGAGTTAACCAAGCAGGTAATGACCATCCAGGAGATCATAGACGGCCTGAATGATGTCATTGGCGGTAACAAGATCAAGATCGAGTACTACGGTAAAGATTTTGTGGAGCCGCTGGGTGAGATACGTAAGCAGGCTCTGGAGTTACGAAGTAAGATGGAAGTCTTTAAGAGTAACCTGGAGTACGCGCTCACAGCACAGTTTTCGACTAGTGAGCGATTTGCGTCGTCCAAGAAGGTTATAGATCAGTTCTTATCTAGGAAATTCTAGTAGCATAGTAATAGATCATAATACTCTTCTAATAAATAAATTAAGTCGAATCACTGTCCGAGATATTATCCGGGGTACACTATGGCTAAAGATGACAAGAAAAAGCCTGAGTTAAAAGTATCGCCAGGCGAAAAAGATAAAAAGGGTGATGAGAAAGCGAGAGCTAAACAGCTGTTGTCTAAGCATCCTGAGATCATGTATAACGCACGAAACCTGTTTCGCAACGAGAATGGTACTACTATCGTTGAGGAATCGGTGCCGCGTGGTGATCCGAAGAAAGAAGATGTCATCATGCCTCGGACTCAGGGAGACCTGACGGACACAGATTTACGTGAGATGGCTGTATTCGCGTCCTCTTTGGTAGATGACACTCTCCGACAGTACGATCAGAAGGTGGCGTATGAGGATGCTCTCCAGCGTGCGATAGGGTCCAAGGACGGTGGGAAGTACGCTGGAAAAGTCAATGCATCTACATTTTCTCTGATCATGGATACGATGGGTAAGAAGGCTAAGAAAGCGTCGGAAGAATCATCTGAACCTATACAGGAAATAACCAAGGAGGCTCGCATGGATAAGGGAATGATTTTGGCAGAGCTCGAAGCTACTCGTATCAAGATGGCAGCGTTGGAGGCTCTCGCAGGTGATGAAGGTATGGACAAAGAGGCCAAAGAGAAGCCTACCTGTAAAAAGTGTGGTGAGAAGCATTGGCCGTTTATGGGTTGCGGCAAGAAAGAAAAGTCAGAGGACAAGGAAGATAAGAAGGACGACAAGAGCGAAAAAGGCGCAGATAAGGACGACAAGAAGGGCGCAGATAAAGAGGCTAAAGAAATGCCTACATGCGCTAAGTGCTCTAAGAAGCATTGGCCTTTCCAGGGTTGTGGTAAGAAAGAAGACAAGAAGGACGACAAGAAAGAGAAGACTGCTATGGAGAACATAGTGGAGTCTCTCGATGAGATCGCTGGCACCCTGGAGTCACAGAAAGACTACGAGCTGTTCAAGATCGCCTATCAGATCGATCAGGTGTCTGATGTGCTCATGGGCAAGAAAGAAGCTGCGACTCTCGAAAGCGATACCGACGAGAAGTACATGAAAGAGTTCTTCAAGGCCGGTATGCGCGAAGGTGACTCTGACGAGAAGTCATACATGGCTGCGTTCAATACAGATACCACTACCGAGCTGAAGGACAAGTATCCTAAGGGTCTCGGCAAGGACGCATCTGCAATGCCCTATCAGGTAAAGAAATAAGGAGTAAACGATAATGCCTGGAATCTATCCTAATCCATCTGCGGCTGCTGAGAGCTTCAAGGTAGGGGACCAAGTAAAGTGGTTCATCCCTGGTAAAGAAGCGTCTGCAGAAGTGGGTGTAGTGACGCAGGTATGCCCGGGCATTAATAAGGTCTGGGTCGAGTTTCAGAATGGTGGTAACCAGCAGAGAGATCCGTCGGAGCTCTTGATGGTTACCCCATTCACAGGCCAGTCCCCTGTCACAGAAGACACTGGCTATAGCAGCTACTCCAAGAGTATCTCGGACAAGAGCTACGGGACTCCTGGGGACGCTGTCCTAAAGCTGGCTCATAAACTGGTGTCTAAAGAGATCCCAGAGAATGTGAAACTGGCTGGTATGGCTACCAAGGTCGCTAGCAGCTTCGCTAGTACCGTGGTGGACAAGCTGGCTAGTGATGTCGTAGCATGCGTGGAGAAAGGCATGACAGACATCCAGGCCTATCAGAGTCTGTATCCTCAGTACGAGAACATGTGTTCGGATGGATTCATGCGTACAGCTATCAGTAAGATTTACGCAGTCAAGAAAGCCTAAAGGACCGACACAATGGCCCTATTGAAATTTGGACACGCTGCTGTAGCTACACCCATGGTATGCCCCGGTAAATGGATAGACAAAAAGGTCGTCCCAGGACGTATCAAGTTGGCTAAAGATGTCATAGCTAAGTATGACCCATCTAAATGGTTGCTGTCGCACTGCTCGATCATGGCTTCTGTAGATGTAGATCAGGCTGACCCCAAAGACCCCAAGAGCGATTACCTGATCAAGCCTGAGTACTCCATTTTCGTGAACAATAACGGTGATAGCTGGGAGAGAGAGCTCCTCAGGAAAGCGTCTAAGACTTTCCTGGGTGCTGATAATTTCTGCGAACACGTGCAGCTAGAAGCCTTGTCAAAAGGTAAAGTAATTGATGTAGCGTTGAGAGACGTACCTTTTACTAAAGACAAAGATGGCAAGGACCTCACGACTCTTTATGTAGACATTCTTATAGCTACCGATAGGAAGCATAAAGATTTAGTTGATAAGATAGGGTCTGGTGAATACGCCGCTGTCAGCATGGGCTGTTCCATAATGTACAGTATATGCTCTCAGTGTGGACGAAAGATAGAAGATGAGACTCAAGCGTGCAAGCATATACGCTATTTCAAGAATAACTCTTTTTATGATGAGAATGGTGTAAAGCGTGTAGTCGCAGAGATATGTGGACATAGGGACGACCCGGATAGCTGTAAGTTTATAGATGCCAGCTGGGTCCGTAAGCCTGCGTTTGAGGGTGCTGTCCTGAGGAACATCCTCAACATGGGAGATTCTGCATCACAGGATGTGAGCGAGAAGATCCAGAAAGCTATAGCGTTCCCATCGTTTGAGTATGCTCCTGGCATGTATCTGAAAGCAGCATCTGAGGCTGCTCGCTCTGTGGTAAATGAGATACAGGCAGCAGGTGAAGAAGCTCCTCCTCCCGCCCCTCCCAAAGATGATATAGGATTCCCTGAGGCTCCAGCGGATGCTGAGAAGCCTTTAGAGGTGGATACGCCCCCGCCTGCAGAGGGTGCTCCCGCAGAAGCCCCGCCTACCGAGGCTCCTCCCGCAGAAGCTCCTGCTGAAGCTCCTCCCGCAGCCCCAGGATCGTTGGGAGATCAGATGGGAGTCCCCGGCGGTGCTCCTCCTGCACCAGAACCTCAGATAGCAGAGCCTAAGGGTGATGCTACTGTAGCTGAGGTGAAGGATATGGTAAAGAAACAACTCCTAAATCAGATACGCAGGGAGTTGTTGAAGGAGCAGGCTACGGAGCAGGGTGACAGCGGTCGTCCTACTGAGATGGAGAATGCGTCAAACAGCTCTTTGGTGAAACAGGCTGGATTGAGCAAAGTGGTTCTGGCTTCGAAAAAGACAGGTAACGATAGACTATACAACGGTCTCATGATCCTGTCTAGTTTGAAGAGTTGGAACCAATTCAAGAAATACGGATATAGTCGTGAGGATGTGTTAGGCCTGCTACATTACGTAGATAAGCATGCATCTAAAGATCCTGTAGGTGTGGACGCCGTGAAAGCGCTAGCTAAAGTAAAGATAGGGTCTGGAGGTCTCGTACCTTTATTCACTGAAATAATAGTAGAGACTGGTAGAAGACCTCGAAAAGTGGAAGCTAGCAAAATAGCGTCCTGGGCCAAAATCCTTCGATATTTCGAATGATTTCGACCTACTTTCATAATAACCTATTAATATATAAAATTAGTGTGAAATAGAATATCGGTTAATTAGCGATTATATCCTAATTAATAATCTTTCACGAGGAGGACCGAAATGTCAAGAGAACGCCTTACGACACGGGTAGCAGGAGAGACAAAGGCAATCGATAATGATGTCTTTGCTCAGAACAATCCAGAGCATACCTCCAATGATCCTAAGATCGGTGAGTATGCGATTAACTCGACATTTGGTGAAGATGTGAATACGGCCAATCCGGCAGCCGACGATCACAAGCGTGAAAGTACTGGTCACGCTCCTCTCATCGACAAGCACGCTGCTGCTGAAGCTGTGGCGTCCGCCAGAGTGCTCGAAGCGAAGGCAGTAAAGTGTATCATCGCTGCTCAGCGTATCCTCCCGGGTGCTGCTGAGGAGATGATTGAGAAGCAGGCTGCGATTTTCATGCATCTGCCTGAGGAAGGTCTGAACGCTACTCTGTCGAACCAGGAATCCCTCGCAAAGATGATCTCCAAGCAGGCTTCTGAGACTTCTGAAGAGGCTAAAGCTGAGGGTGAAACTGTGGAGCAGGAAGAAGCTGAGAAGAAGTGCAATAAGGAAGATGAGCAGAAGAAGGAAGCCGCTAAGAAGGTTATGGATGATAAGAAGAAGAAGCTTGAGGATCTGAAAAAGGAAGCAGCTGACCTCGAGACTGAGCTTACCGCTGGTAAGAAAGATGAGAAGGTAGTAGAAGAAGAGGACAAGACTGCTGCTGTAAAGAAAGATGAGAAGGTAGTAGAAGAAGAGGACAAGACTGCTGCCGTTAAGAAAGATGAGAAGGTAGTAGAAGAAGAGGATAAGACAGCTGCCGTTAAGAAAGATGAGAAGGTAGAAGAAGAGAAGGAAGAGGTTGAGGCTTCTGACGGTACGCTCCTCGACCAGATCTTTGGTGAAGTGACTGCTTCCGAAAACAAGAAGGGCGCTGCAAAGCTCTCTGGTATGGTGAAGAAGCAGGCTTCTGAGCAGGTCAGTGATCTGCAGGGTCTGTGGGCGACAGATCCTGACGTGAGCAACATGTTCTAATTGGCTGGTGGAGAGAAATCTCCACCGTCTTTTTCTAAATTGTTTTTTGGTCCAGTAACCCGCTCCATGGTGGAGATTGGGTAAGAAACATTCAAGGGAGGTTTAACATGATCGGTGAAGCAAGTGGTCTCGCTCCTGACAGAGGCCTAAACATCCTCTACCGCGTCTCGATGAACTCGTTGATGAATCTGACCGACACAGATCTGACCCAGAACAACTATTCGTCCGCTCAGCAGACGGCCAATACCCGTTTGAGCGCGAATACTCCGAAGGGTCTCCTGGCTGGTTCGATCGTCAAGGCAGGTTCGGTTGCAGGTACCGTGGTCGCCTGCGATGCTACCAGCAACCCGCTCGGCGTCGTGATCAACAATGCAGTGGGATATCCGTTCGAGAGTTCGTCTGGCGTAGCCAGCGGAAAGTGCCCGTACCTCCATGGTTCTGGTACCGTGTTCTCGACAGATCTGTACGAGACGGCAGAAGTCGGCGGCGCAGCGCTTACCATCGCTTACGCAGCTGGTCTTCCTCTGTACAGCTCGGTCAACGGTCTGCTTACGACTGTTGCTGCTGGAACCGCTGTCTCAATTATCGTTGGTATCGTCCTAATCGCTCCGTCTGCTTCGGATCCGTTCATGGTAGTTCAGATGAGGATCTAAATAATGCTTGTGGGCGCTCAGATTGGAAATTCATCCGCTGAGTGCTCTTAGCAAAACCAATAGGAGGTTCTGTATGGAAGGTCAGATTAGCAATGAACTGAAACAGCAGATCATTGGTGAGTACATCAAGACTGCTGCTGGCAGGCAGAAGCTTGCCGCGTCCATTAACTAAGCTGGATGGTGGACGTAAAATCCGGTAAATTGCTGGAAAATGCACTATAGGAGTTGATTGGCAATGAGTAGCTGGGCATCTAAATACATACAATGCGTTAAGTGCGGAACGGTGGACGTCCCGCATGAGGCTAAGGGTATGTGTACAAGGTGCTATGATAATTTACGGTATTGTAATGAAGTCAAAGCTGAAAGAAACTACACCTGTACTAACTGTGGTAAGGTATTTTCTATTTCTCGTAGAGGAAAAAGGGCATATACTTTTTGTTCTCGATCTTGTAAGACCATTTTTCAAAGAGATGGTTTTAAAAGTAAAGAGGAAATTAGTGATGCTGTCCTTAACGTAATAAAATCAGAAAAAAGGTATCTTACCACAGAAGACGTTAGAAAGAAAGTAGGGGTTACTTCTCGAACATTGGGTAGATTTGGTATATCTATTGTTGCTCTTAATGAGCAACTTGGATACAAATCTAAAAAAGTTTTCGAGGATCGTGTAGCTGTAATACTTTCTAAGGTGTATCCTGATTTGGTACGGGAGAAAAAATTTCCTGGATGTTTATCTCCTCGTGGTTTTTCTCTACGCTTTGATTTTTACAGTGAGGCTCAAAAAATTCTGATTGAAGCTGATGGAATCCATCATTATTGTGGCCCCTATCATTCTGAAGAGATAGTTGTCAGAGATGGGATAAAAAATATGTGGGCTTCTGATAATGGATTTCCTCTAATTAGAATACCGTATAAGAGATCTTTTTCAGATGATTATGTTTTAAGTTATCTCAACAAATGCCAATCTGATTCTATAGTGGACAATCAGCAGCCTAGCCTTGAGGGAAACCTCTCGGAAGGTTCAACGACTGAGGAAAGTCTAAACTCTTCTGTAGAAGAGCATGACGGTAACTCCTACTGCAGTCTGGCGACGGACTGCGGCATGCCGGAAACCAACGAACTTGTTGGTTGTGATACAGTCTGAACTCGTGGGTAACTACGAGAGGTAAGTTGAAAGACTTATCCGCTTCTGATAAGAAGTAGTAACAAATTGGATCCAGCCTCTACGCTCGCGTAGAGATTACACGTCCGTCGCACGTAAGGCGTTCCTCGTAGAGCAGCTGCCCGATGGCGCACTGCCCATCTACGATAAGGACCCCAACGTGACTGCGTTCGTGGTTGGCGAAGAGGGTGAGAACATCCTCGCGATCACCAAGCCCCGCCGTGTGATTTTCCCCCTGTTCGAGATCGCCTCGAACCCGGAGATCCCTCTCACACAGGTCAAAGAGCGTCGGTTCGACTTGATCGAGCGTGCTCAGGACCTTGCGAAGGCTCAGATCCAGGCTGCTGAGGATGCCCGTGCATTTGACGTCATGGACGCAGTTTCCCAGAATGGTTTCGACAACCTGGGTTCTGCTTACGTGAACGCTCAGGTGAACGCGATTGCTCCTCTCACTCCTCCGAACCTGATCGATGCGTTTGCTCGTATCGAGACACACGATCTGAGAGTGGCTAGAGTGTTCATGAATGCCCTTGATTTTGCTGACCTCAGAAAATGGGGACGGGACGTTTTTGACATCGAGAGCCAGGCTCAGATTCTCAAGACTGGTTTGATGGGCTCCGTGTGGGGCGCTCAGATCATCGTCTCGAGAAAGGTCACTCCGGGCTATGCGTACGTTTGCGCAGAGCCTGAGTTCTTCGGCAGGATTCCGGTGAGGACCGAACTAACAGTACTCTCAGCAGACGATCCCAAGGCAAGAAGGATCGGATTTAGCGTCTTTGAAAATCTCGGGATCGGTTGCCACAATCCGTTGGCGATCACCAGAGTTAAGATTGCTCGCTAAGTTTTAGCTAAGTCGTTGGTCTAAAGGCCGCCTATGAATAGGCGGCCTTTTTTATGCTTGCACTGCGTATAAGTACCTATCTATTTCTTGTTGATAGATTCCCATAAAATAGCCTGCCAACATGGGTAGCGATCTCTCATCAGCAAGGTTTTTTGCATTTTTACTGGACTCTTGGAGGAAAGTATAGTATATTACGAGGTATGAAAGAAACAATCGTGTCTTTAGATGAAGACAGCTTGAAAAAGTTGTACTGTGTATTTGGGCTAACTGCTAGGGAGATAGGCAATCTTGTGGGTCTTACAGAGAGTGCTATCTTACTTAGGCTAAAAAAGGTTAACCTAACACCAGGCTGTCGAGCTGTAAGAGATACAGTAGTCGAGATAGAGTACACTGGACAAAGATTTGATGCTAAAAATCTTTTGACCAAAGAAGCTTTAAATGATCTCGTAAAAAAAGGCATGTCCGACAAAGAAATAGGCTCTTTGTTTAACATGACTGGAGAGGGTGTCGCTTATAGAAGGAAACAATGGAGTTTATCTTCTGCCAAAGACAACTATAATTCTAGACGTTTGTTGGAGGCTGCTAGTAAAGAGTCGATAGAGGCAGACTACTATAGCATGACCGTTGACGAGTTTTCCGAAAAATATGCTGTTAGTAAAATAGTTTGGATACCTTATATAGACAGCCTAGGGATTGCCAGAAAAAAGGATAAGAGAATAAGTGAGTATCCTGTTCTGACTCCTGAGCAGACTCGTCTAATAATTGGTGGGATGCTGGGTGATGGAGGTATAACAAACGACGGCAGGTACTATGAGTTTCATGCTAAAAAACAAGAGAATTATCTGAGAAAAAAACACAGAATCCTGGCACCATATAGCACGTCTATAACGCCACAGGATGATGGGTCTGGGTTCAGGTTTGACACTATATCTCACCCGGTATTTCATGAGTTTAGAAAACTTTTCTATAAAGAAGGGGTAAAAGGCAAGTTTATTCCAGTAGATTTTATTGTGAAAAATTGGAGTGATGATATTTTAGCCTATTGGTTTTTTGATGATGGCTATATCGATGATGTAACAGGCGATATCTGCATCTCCAATTTTTGTCCTGATTTTGATAATTTACGATCTTTGGCCTCTTTTTTAGATGGGAAATATCAGTGGGGGTTTCATTGCGGTACGGCAGGGGATAGCATATACCGTGTCTCTGTTTCTAAAGGATATGCCCGTAATTTCGGTAATTTGTTGATAAAGTACGCTACACCCGACGTATACTATAAAGTGCCTGAAATTTCTTTAACTGTAGATCATGTGAGCGAGCTTACCCTTGAAGAATTCTCTGACATAAAGCCTAAATTTTACAGGCTGACAGATGATGTCCAAAAGATCTCTATAGAGAACATAGTGTTTGATTACTATAGAAAGAGAGGGTTTCCTTTTTCGACTCTATCTGTTGAACGACAAAATTACATTTTAAAATCATTTATGGAGGGGTCAGTATCTTGTTGCAACAACACGATATCATACAGCACGTCAGGGATGCCTCTTTGTGAGAAGTTTTTTCCAAATATATACAAAGCAAGCAGAAAAGGATATAAGGCACCTTTGGATTTGTGGGATGATGATAATTTCCTTAAATCTTTGATTCGTAATAGGCTCAGATACGCAGACAGACTGACAACCGCGGCTATGAGGACTGGCATAAAGCTGACAAAGGCATGTGTCTCCAATTTTAAGCCTACTATAGCTAAGTATGTGTACTCTAATTACTGTTCGAACGGTAGGGTTCTTGACTACGCTTGCGGTTTCGGGTCAAGGATGCTGGCAGCAATGTCATTAGGCTTGGAGTATGTTGGCTACGAACCTTCTGTGGACACCTATGACAACCTTATGAAGTTTGGAGATTTTCTTAGCAGCAGAACCTCTGGTACTTTTAAGATCTTAAACGAGGGTAGTGAAACAGGAATATACAGGGAAGGTTATTTTAGTTTGGCGTTCTCATCCCCGCCTTATTTTGATTTTGAGTGCTATTCTAATGATCCAGGTCAAAGTGTGGTCAGATTCAGTACATTTGAAGCCTGGTTAGAGGGTTATTGGAAACAGACTATGATCAATTGCTATAGAGCATTGACACCTGATGGCTTTTTTGGTATGTGTTTCAGTACAAAGGTAGCTAAGGAGCAGATTGCTTATACTTTGTCTCAGGCTACCGACATTGGCTACTATTATTGTGGAGGGTATAAGGTACCTTTTAAGCAAGTTTTCTCGGGAAGCGACTCTTATGAGGTTATTTTGATTTTTTCGAAAGTTCCGCCAAAAGAAACCCCTATAGATATAAACAGATTTATTCAAGAGGTACCCTACAAAAAAGAAAGCCTGTTTAGTGAGGTAAAACGTAATAAAAGAGAATCTAATACCGAGGCTATAAACGAGGCTGTAGTAAAATTCAAGGAGTTGTCCGCTGTTGTGGGTACATCACGGGACACCTACGATGACCCGAAGCTACTAGGTGTCCCAGCACATGTTTTAGAGCACCATTATGGTGGCTGGAACAGTTTCGTAATAGCTTGTGGAGTAGAGCCGGGGTACGTCGCAAAGAACCCCGTGGAGCATGTTAAAGAGTATCTGTTGGAGTGTTTGTCGTGTGGGGAGACTCTGTCTTTTTATGAGTATGAGAAGAGGACGAAGATACCTGCTACGAGGCTCAAGAGAATTTTCAATGCGGGTAGACCGTACGCACATTTGAAAGAGCGACTTTTTTATGTAGCTCTTGACGTGTCTCTGCATGAAGAGTTTTTGAAGAATTTCGAATAGGGTTTCTCACATGAACTATGAAAATATTGTTTTACAAAAGCAGAATGTAAAAGCTCTTGAGTTCTACAAAAGACAAGGCTATGTTGAGCAGGGTGAGAAAAACGACTGCGTAATTTTCAGTAAAAGGATTGTCTGATGATTTCTTTATCTACCTGGAATATGGACTATTGGAAGCACAGGACAAAGTTTCGAGAGTCCTGCGCATATTATTTAGAGGATATCGACTCTGACATCAAAATATTTCAAGAGGCACTACCTGATACCACTGTTTTCAAGAAGGAGAGTTTAGTGTGGCACGCTATAGGAGATAAAAGAACATGGGGATCTGGGATATACTGTGAAAAGTATCCTATACGAGAGTACCCTTTCAAAACGGATCTTTACGGCTCTGTCACTGCTGCAGAGATCAGTATAAAGCCTGATTTTAGTTTGGTTGTTGTGTCCCTCTATGGGATTTTAGAGTGTATAAATGGGTCGTTTTACTCGATCTCTAATCTACATAGAATTTTTTCAGATTTGACAGGGACTATAGAAGGCGGCAAAACAAAAAAGAGAGTTGTTATCGCTGGAGATTTTAATGCCAGCCTGCAGTTTGATGAGAGGCAGCCTGTGAAGTCACACCAGGTGTTCTTCGATCGGTTGAGAGCTTGGGGACTGCACAACTGTTTTGATGGGCACTACTCTAATTTCATTCAAACCTATAGAAACAAAAGGAGTAGCGTGCCGTGGCAGAGTGATTACATTTTTGTAAGTGGCTTTTTGGTACCTTTTTTGAAATCTTGTGTCGTGATAGAAAACGAGAAAGTTATGCGTATGTCTGATCACAACATAGTCCACATTGAAATAGACATCTAAAAGGAGACTCATTATGACTCGCCCCAAGAAAGCCTGCGTAGAGATTCATCTCGGGTATTTTAAGCAAGGAGATGACCTTGCACACTGCCTTAAAGAAACTAAAACACCTAAGGCTGCTTTTAAGATGCACGCAGAAATTATGCGATCTGTAGCTGAGCATCTCGACAAAGTGGCTGCTTTGGTAGCAAAACATAAGGTAGAGGTGCAGGCAGACACGCATATGATTCAAATTTGTTGTGACAAGAAAATGGCCAGCACTCTTATTAAGGCAGAGCTGGCTGATAAAGATCCTATGGAAGACGAGTAGCCCGCCCCCGCTAATACTCTCCTAATAAAATCTCCGATAGATATAACTATATATCTACTGGAGATCCTCTCTTGAAGAAGTCCCTCGTCAGTCTCACTACTCGCCAGGACACGATTCTTCGGTCATTATCTAAGGATCTGGAGATCTCATTGTCTGAATTGGTCCGTAGGGCTGTGGACAGGTATATAGATGACCTTGTGAAAAGCGGGGCTATAGAGAAGCGGCCTTCTGGTAGTGTTGGTTTGTTGAAGCTATAATAGTCTTCTAATAACAAAATGTAATTGTCTGTGCTATATCCATATAGAGTTTTTCATGCTGACAACAACTAAGCTGCGGAAAATAGCTGCAGATGTCCGAGTCTACAGTGAGAAAGTAGACGTCATAGGTCATTTGAAGGACTCCTATGATATAGAGGTTGACCCTGATACGGACGATGAGTTTGTTAGTGTGTTGAGCGACAGCCTGGATAGATTGCCTGCTGATTTGGTGCGTGATTGTGGGATAAAGACATTAGGTTTTGAGGATCTTGGTCCCTCCAAGGAGTACTACCCCAATCACGGTAAATACAAGGACAACACTCTTTACATCAATCATCAGATCATAGAAGATCCTACGCTGATTGTAGACCCGGATAGCGGGTCATCTGTGAATAAGTTTGATCAGACACTGTACCATGAGTTGGGTCACGGGTGGGATGAGGTCAACGGCAGTAATGGTACAGAGCTGTCTCTGCAAAAAGATTGGTTGAGTTTGTCTAAGTGGTCGGAGAAACCTGTACCTGGGTACAAGCGTGTGATCATACAAGAGCCTGGATCCCCAGTTATGAAGGGGGAGTATTACTACTCTCCAGACGCGGGGTTTACACGGTTTTATGCACGCAGAAATCCATGGGATGATTTTGGGGACTCTTTCTCTTATTACGTGGCTGGCCTCAAGAGTTTTCTTCCTGCGAACAAAGTAGCCTATTTCGATAGCAAACTCGGAAAATATTTCAAAGGACGGTGACCGATGGATAAAGATATCTCGTTGGCTTTGGAGAGTGTGTCCTCCGTTTTGAAGGACAGGGGTTTTGCTAAAGAGGCTGCTGTGGTGGAGGCTGTGAAGGCTGTGG